ACTATATACACCGTTGTCTTTAAGATAGTGTAAGTTTTGATGATTCAAGGCTTTAACTATAGGAGATAAGGCATCTAAGCGATAGTTGTTATTTAGGTTACAATCATGGTTTCCAGTGATTACAATTGTAGGAGCAATATCTGCTAATTGTTTAAAGAAATCAGATACTACAGATACTAATTCTGGTGACATATCCGTTTTCGCGTGTACAATATCACCTGCTACATATATTAAAGAATCATTTGTTTTTGTTTTTTTAATATATGAATATAATCGGTTAAATACTAATTTATATTCTTTATGACGTTTTACATTTCTAACATGTACATCTGCAATATGGTAAATCTTACCAATCTTCTTCATTCCAATATCTATATGCTGCATAATATCTTTTGTTCCATTAATTTTTCTTGAGTTAACATTGGCGTGTGTTCAATTTCATATTTAATCTGTTTAAATCCTAATTCGTTAGGATCTGAATTTGGTAAATCTACAAAGTAAACATCTAATCCATTTGCCATAAAATAATTAGCTGTATCCAATGCTTGTTTACGTGCATCCATATCCAGACAAATATATATTTCCTTTACACCCTTTTCTACGATCCGCATTTTTAATGTATCTGGTATAGTTTTTCCGAATAATGGAATCGCATTTCTTTTAATTGTAATAGCATCGAATGCGCCCTCTACTAATATAATAGGCATTTTCCAGTTTATATGTAATTCAAATCCTATAATATCTTTTGATGTATTTGGATTCTTATGTTTATAATCAGTATCATAATATGCACGACCGACAAAATAATTTAAGCTGCCATTGGCATCATAACTTGGAATAATTATTTTACCATTATACAATCCGTTAGTACAGTAACCAATACGATATTTAAGTATATCATATATAGTAATACCTCTATTTTTTAAATAATGTATAGCGTTACGATATTCAGGTGCTTTAAGATTAATTTGCCATAATGGTTTATATTCTTCGGGTAATTGCAATACTGGAGTATCAGTCGTAGTCTTGGTAGGTCGATATTCAACATCATCAAGCAATTGTATCAATCGTGATATTTTTTCACGTTGAACATTTAATTTACGAAATAATACAGTTAATTTACGGCCAGCAGCATTACATACCCAACAATGCCAATGTTGTGAAATAATATTGACTTCCATTTTCTTTTTGCTAGTATGACAGAAAGGGCAGTGGAACGCGACATTGTCGTTAGAATTTATTTTACCTTTACCTAATACGGATTCAAGTAATGTAATTATGGAAAATTTACTCATTAATATAATATTAATAATATTAGCATCATCATATACTATGACAATGTTTCATTCAAGATCAACTTTCATGAAAATTTAATTTAAATTGAATATAGTAAATTTTTTTCAAAGAATCAAGCCTTTAACCAACTTTCTGGTATATTTTTTTCTGCCCATGGGATTCCATGTTTATCACAAAAATCGCCATATGTAGTTTTTGAACCTTTACGTATCTTTGTACGAGCTGACTGGAATACAATACGAATATCCAATTCCGGATGTTGTTTTTTAATTAACAAATGCTTTTTACGATCTTCTAATACCCATCGGCCTTTTGTTTCTACTAAAATACCATTAGGTAAGGTAAAGTCAATTGTATAAGTATGTTTTGTTTCTGGTTTAATGTAATTTATAACCGTATCTTCATAGCCATATTTAATTTTTGCTTCTGTTAATTGATCGGATACTCGATGTTCAAATCCACTTCTATAACCATGTTTAATTGCATTCGCACGTATTTTAGATTTACGCTTCCATGTCATAACTTTTTCCTATTTATTATAAATATATTAATAATCCCAACGAACAATAAAATTCATATCAATGTCATCACGTTTTTGAATTGGCTGAGCTAATTTAGATACTGCCACTAACTGAGCTTTATCATTATATAACCCAATTGTAGTTACATAAGGATTAATATGTTTAGAATTAAACATAGTTTTACGATGATCACCTGGCAATGCATATGACTGCTCTTCTTGAGTTAATATATTAGTTGTACCCGGGGTATATGTTGCCGTCGGATTCATTGATACATTACATACATCTTTAGGTATCCGTACTAGTACTTCGTTTTCATATATGGTATGAGTACCTTTATACGAAACATCAAATGTATTACCAAAAGCACCGGATCCGGTATTATATTTTGGCATTGGAGATGATATTACTATTTCACCGTTACGATAAAATACATTACCGGCTACGTTAGTCTGATACAATTCACCGGATAGATAATTACGATTTGATAACGATGATAATCCAGTTGAATTTACTGCATAATCATAAAATCGAATTTCTGCCAAATCTGAATTCGGTAATACCATACTTCCAGAAATAAATGAACCTATTATAATATCAGACATGTTAGCAGTACTACCTGCAGGTATTGATCCTGATGTAGTCCCTGCTAGATTGTTATCAACAAATATTTGACATAATGATGCTGAGTTACGTATAGCAATATGTTTCCAATCGGAATCACTAGCTTTATAATTGACCATAGATGATGATATATGCAAACTATTAGAACCATTACTAGATTGAAAATGCCATGATCCTGAATTATTAGACGATTCAAATCCTATTACAAAGGGAGTACGTATATTATCATACGATCCAGTAATTCCAGTCATTGATATAATTTCCGATTCTGACTTATATAAACCGGTACGTTTATTAAATTTAACCGTTTGGCTAGTACCACCTTTTGATATTAATGGAAAATGAACCGGATCAGATGTAGGTGTTACTTTTGTGAAGAACGAAATAGTCCAATCGTCATGACGATTAAAATTATTAAAAATGTTATCATGTTTAATATTAATATGTGAGTTAGTGGAATTAAATCGAGCAGCTCTACCAGAAACTAATGACATTCCTGTAGTTGTTATACCGTCTACAATCGAAACATTTGGATAATTAGATGACTTAGAATTAAATTCTTTATTAAATGACATATAATATATATTACGACTCGAGGATGCGAAATTTGATGAATTAATTGCCACATCAAGTAAATTACCATTAGAATCGTCATTTAAATTATATACATGGCCATTTGTAAATGTTCCATTAACAGAACCTGGCTTAATACGTTCGCCAACTTCAAAGTATGGTGAAATTAAACATGATGCCGAAGTATATAAATTTTTATACACCTTTGATTCATTTGTCAATTCAGCTGAATTTGAAGGATCGTATGGCCTATTATAATATCGATGATTTAAACTATGCCAAACTACATGTTGATTTGTTCCATCTAATGCATTAATAGGATATGTTTTTGCAGTATCACCTACATTAATAGGTAATTTTTGATAAATAGCATTATGATGTATATGACCAGATGATGTAGTAAATGCTACGCTGGTTATACGATAATTTTTATATGCCTTGAAAGCACGCCGTTGAAAATCGTTCGATCGAATTGGTCTAAAAACTGTTGGTGTAATTGGCATATCATGTTATCTTAAAAATCTAGTTTTACTTTTATCAACGCTTCACGTGTATAATTTTTTAATAACGGCTGGCTTAATTTTGCAACTGCTAATAATTCACGACGGTCATTATATAATCCAACTGATGTAATAAATGTCTGCGGATCATTTTTAAACGAATTAAATGCTAATTGGCCTAAGTCACCTGTAACAAATGATGGGTTATTAGAATAATTGAATTCTGCATTTTTAGCTCTTACAAAATAATATGTTGATTTAACCTGTTCTGATGACCGCGCTTGAATACCACCTGTTTTACCGGCAGCAGTTGCTACAGCAGCTGATGACGAAATTGCTGTATAAAGTTTACGTACATTATATCCAGCCGTACCGCCTGCACTCGTTGCAGTTTGTAAATCAATTCCACCATCACCTATCTTTTTATCTAATTGATCTGCATTTAATATTGCTACTCCATGCTGTGGATATAATAATCCAAAATGTACAGGAGCGGATTGATTATATATGGCAACAGTTCCATCTAAAGATCCGGAAACTAAATTATAAACTTGGCCAGATTCGCCTAATGTAGCAGATGTTAATGATGAATCATCGATGATTTGTATATGATTACTACTCGAAATTTCTGCTCCATCAACTTCTGCTGCAGATGCGGATATATGCCGTAAAGTGATTTCAAAATTTCCTGGATCTAATTTTTCTCGTATTCTCGCACGATTGAAATTTAATACATAAATTGAATCTGAATCAGTTCCATCAAATGTAAACTTTTTATCAGTTGGTCCTAATAATGTTTGAGCATATTGTTTATAAATTGCTCTAGAAGGCGTATCATTATTTAAATTATTCGTTAAATCTTTCGATCCTGAACCTCCAAAATGTCCATATGCTATAGATAACTGAGAAATACCATCTGAATCATTTATTTGATAATAATATGATTCTTGAGTAGCAGTTAAAGATGCTTTTGCTAAAGTAGTTAGACTAGCAACATTTCCAGAAAATAATCCACGCGTTACTGTTTCAACGTTATTAGCTAATACATCATCTACTTCATCAAATCGTGTATAAATCTTTCCTAGACGTGAAATACGACGTTCACGATCACGTTCAGCAATTATTTGATCTGCTAATCGCCGCGCCTGTTCATCAACAGATATCCGACTAACTCTTGCAGAAGCTCCTAACGCTTGAGATCTTCCAGTACCAACTCGGCCGGCCAATGATTGACCAACTGGCATCATACTATTCCGTCCAATATTTCTATTATATATAGCCATTTTTAATTATTCCTTTTATCTTGCACTTTCTATATTACCAGTACGATTAACTGTCGCAACATCTAATTTTTTAACTGTTAAATCAATAGTAGTACGACCGCCGGTTTCATTACCAACAATTATTATTGTAGCAGTAGCATCTGCATCATATTGTTCTTTTGCAATTATTTCAAATTCACGGCCAGTAATAGTAATACTTTGAGCAGCTTCATTGTCGCCAATAAACTGAGGAACAGATGCGCCTGGCAATCCACTTGCATTTACTGTTGTTCTAATTTCTGCTACATCTGAATCCGATAAAATTATAGTATAACCAAACTCTCTATTACCACCAGAAAAATTAACAGTGTCCGGTCGAACGATTGTTGTTTGATTAGCTTGTAATGTAATAGCAGATTGCGCTACAGATACAACTGGGATGCGGGCCGTACCTTTTGGTAACGTTACTAATTTATATTTCATCATCTGCGTCTCATCTGGTAATGCTTCTAAAATAGGCATATTCTCGATGGCAGCGCCATAAAATGCAGATCCATTAGGATGTTCCGGATTATATAAATCATAATCAATTTCATCATCGGCTAATGCAAATTGTGTAATTTTAAATTCATCGCGACCACGCGCCAATAATTCTCTACCTTTTTTGGTAAGTATAGCATCAATTGTAATTGCACTATTATTTAAATATCCCATATCCTATCCTACTTTTTAATAAATATGCTTATCCATAAATTTACTGTACACGTAATGTACCTTGTTCCCCTTCACTTGGAGTATCGTTAAAAATTAATTGATTTGGATTAACCGCAAATACTTCTATAATTGGTTCAAAATTCAATTGCGGTAATTCTGATGCTATATTTATCCCAGGGGCTGTTATTTGTGAACCAGCATATCGTTGATTATCAGTGTTAACAAAAACATCATCTCGATAAGAGGCATGATCAGCCGAACGACTATAATATTGGCCAATTGATCTACTTTCATATGAACTATAAAAAAATGTATTTGTCATAAATACATCACTTAATCTAGAATTTAATACAAATCCTTCGTTAACAGATCCAGAAAAACTACCAGTTTGCATAACTTGTAAATTTACAGAATAATTAATATCATCATAACCATTAGAAGTTACATGGTAAATTGAATTAGCTGATACTACATTTTCTGCCATAGAAATAGAAGCTTCGTAATTTATATATTCGCCGCTAGCGGTTGGTATCATATCACGTATTACTACATTATATTGTGGATTTGTAATTGCCGGCTTATTTGTTAAATGAGTTTTATTACGTTCTAATATATGCGGTTCAACTAATAACCCAGTTGCTTCATCAACACGTTCTGGTAATAATTGTTTTATTTGTTTAAATAATGCAAAATCAAATTGGCTAAATATACGTATATATGCATTTACATCATTTCGATTTGTATATTTTTTCCAATAACTATCTGCAAATGATTGTAAATTTAGATAACTATCTTCAAATTCATCATTTGGATCGCCCATATAATCATCTAATTCAATATTACCAAATTGGTTAAATATCTCTTTATTTATCTGATCAGCCATCGAGTAAAATAATCCAACTCTATTTGTATCAACCGGTGCCTTATCAAATCGCGATCGTTCTGCAGATGCATTAGGAGATAATCTTCCTACAAGTTCATTTGATTCAATACGAATTTTCTGAGATTGTGGTAAATTGCCGCCTAATGAAGCGCCTTGTATATAATATGTCTCTTCGATAGGTATAAAATTACCTCTACTATTATTTATAGGAACATTAAATCCAGATGCAGATGCATACGAATTATTATCATCAATAAATGGAGGAGAAAAATCTTGAATAGTTTGATTAGGATGGCTTGATGTAAATACAAATGCATCTGATGCATGGAACGTATTTAGATCTGTGCCCAATGTATAATGTCGTACTAATGTATCATATGATGATGATACGGATAACGATGATACATATGACGTTGGATTGGTTGTATGTAAATCAAATGTCGCTTGGTCAATTTCTTCTATCCAACCACGATATTCTTGCATTGAACCACTAAACGATCCAGTATTAGAAAAATCATGATTTAAAAAATTACCCGCATTTCCTTCGCGGTTTGTTATAGGTGACCCACCTAATATACTTGCACTTTCAATTGGCGCACCAAATGATGCAGATAAACTAGCTAATACAGAATTAGTATCAAAACCTTCTATAGGGCCACCTAAATGTAATATATGAGAATTTCCGGCATCATCTTCAGAACTCCAAAATGTATAATGATCAGTAATTGTAGGAGTTAATTCTAATTTACTTTTATGTATAATTTTATCGCTTATATAATCTGACGCTTGTTGACAACGAACTGTATATGTTGTATTTGAATTGGATGATGTATTAACGGTATTGATGCCAATACTTAAATTCCAAAAATTACCATCAAAGATTGGAATATATTCTGTCATTGATGCAGATGCCTTACCTTCGGCGCCGGCAATTGCAAAATGTAACCTACCATACGAATCACTTCCAGAATACGAACCTGTATGTTGTATTGCTAGAGCCCAAGATACCGTATTATCATCATCTCTGCTCATCATAAGACCCATATGGTTTTTAATATCAGGTCTAAATCGTACCTCATGAGTTAATATAGGTATTTCTCCCCTATCAATACCCCAATCATTAATACTACTCGAAACCCAATTATTTGGAATCTTTATTCGAGCATCATCATTAAATTGTAAAGCATATGTAAATCGGTCTTCGATTAACGTTGGTGTATTTTCTCCTACTTTAGGCCCACCATATTCTCGTATAGAAAGTAAAGTCTGCGGAATACCATAAGTATTCATTAATGCTTTAATTGATCTCGCAGTACCTTTTGTTTTAAGTAAATATGGCAAATTATTAATAATACGTTGCCAAACCTCTGATGTTATTTGTTCATCAGATTTTGAAAATAATGTCCCGGTTGATTGATATGCACCAGATCCGGAATCAACGCCTAATTTATATTGCCATAACGATGAAGCTTGTTTACCTTCGGTTAAAGACCACCCCATTGACTTTGCAATTTCATATAAAGTTGTTTTACTTTGTGCTAATTTAGGATGCTCTTCTGGATGATATACTTTTGATAAGTTTTCGATATGTGAATAAATAATATCATAATGATGTGCAATCATATTAACAAATAACTCGTATTGTGAATTATTTGAATCTAATCGAATATGTTCTGGTATTGTTTTTATTAAAGCAGACTCATTTTCAATATCGTATAAAGAGGCAGATGCATATACACCATTATACCACGCCGTAGAAATAGAACCTGTTGTTTGATGTAAAACAAATTTACCATTTGAAATATATTTAGGCCATGGTTGTATACGATAAGGCTGTGATCCTATTCTACCACCTTCAATTTCATAATCATTAACTGTATATACAGTTTGATCTGTAAATAAACTCGCGGTATTTTCATTATATAACCAACGTTCAAATCCATCAAATGACCCAATGATATTATCTTTTTTACGTGTATTTATTGTAACATTGTTCTGTAATGCAGTTAAATCAGAACCAGATGCATTATTCAATAAATTAATTCTAGAATCATAAAATTCAATTAATTCTAATTTATATTTAAAATTAGCAACACGTTCTTTTGCAGATGAAAATTGTATAAAATTATCAAATCCAGAGTAATCAACATTTAATTTTACTCCAGATAAAGATCCAGAAAACATTGAATCTATAATATTTTGAGATGTAGATGTATTTGCATCTAGCAATGTATTCCATGATTCAAAATCAGTTTCTGTTATTGTACCATATGTAGTTTCAACATCAAAATTTGGACCACGTAATTCATGAGACTCATCAATTGACAAGTCTGTAAATGTAAGAGTGATTGTATCATCAAATGAATCCGAAACTTCATCTACGATCCATGCAGTTGATTCTTCAACAATATCATCTGGTAAAGGTTCTAGTAATCTTATTATTAAATCATCATCAAATATTGCTTGATTGATAATTTTAAATAAACGATTTGAGCCAAAATTTAATATAGGATTAGAAGCAACAGAATTTGCAAATGCTTCGAGCATGCCATCATGAGCTGCTGGGTCATCAACTGCAACATGTTCAAAACGAAGTTCTCGGCGATCCGGAGAAATTTCATTTAAAAATAACATTGGAAATTCTAACGATCCTAATAGATTGTTATACACATTAATTGCTACATCAAATGTACCACGTTGAATATTATACGAATTTAAAACGGCAGAATGGTTAATTAACACTTTATCTGCGTTAAATTCAAAATCTTTTATTATACCTCCTACAATATAACGAGGATCAGATCCTTGTGTAAAATAATGTGCTTCTACTAAAGCATCTTTTATTAATTGTGGTTGTGTATTTAATACTGTATTTGTTGCCATCCGCCATACTCATTATAATACAACTCTGAACCAGCTGGTTCATATGGTTGCATGTATTCTAAACTAAATACATCGTTATCAGTTACATTAATATATCGTTCATATCTATTAGTATCTAACCTCTGAGGTGAATCAGTTGCTTCGTTATGAGGAAAATCATTCCACACCGGTGATGAATTTCCATTATCTCGTAAATTAGTAATTCCGCCGGCTTCTATTAATTGAGCAACCATTGAATTATTTTGTACAAATGGTAATGTAGATTCAAGTTCAATATTAAGGCCGTTGACAATATTATAATAATCTAATATCTCCCAACTAGCCCAGTAAGAATCATCATTAGAATCATAATATCCAATCGATCTCCATTCGCCGTAAATCATAATCTTTAACTGGCTCCAAAAATTGTAATCATTGCCACCATAATATGATAATGTTATAAATTTACCTTCATACTGATCACGTAGTTTTTCTGTTAATGTCTGTTTCTGATATACTTGTTCATCATAATCATTACCGTTAAAATAATCAGCCGGATCTCTTACAAATGGAAATGCTGGGCGATAACCACTTTGATATCTAACAATATTGTTATATTCTGTGGCTCTAGAATCCATTGCTGCTAAATCATCAAATATAAATTCATCTATATTTGTTTGAATTCGAATCGCATCATATGTCAATCCACGTTCAACTAACATTACTTCTAATGTTTCAAAGTTAGGAATTAATGTAGGTTCTATATCTTGAGAAACAAATGCTACGTCTATATCTGTGGTCAAAAATTGGTCATGATAATCACCAGTCAATTCTATATTTGAAATAAATTCAGTTTCAGTTAACGTAGGATCTGGTTCATCCTCAGGAAGGCGAGTTGGTGTGAAAAAGAAATCAAAATCAGAATCAATTTTTCCAGATATACCAGTTACCGATAAATCATATTCACTATATTTAGAACGATCTATACTCATTAGTTAACAACCTTAAAATAGAAATCATCAAATGTTTGTATGTCATTACCATTATCTCGTTCAACTTTTATCTGTATTTTATAATAACGTTCTGGCATAAATGAATCCATCCGTAGTCTAAAGAAACTACCATTAGCATCACAGTCTATCTGCGTCCCAGTAGTATCATATTCTATCATAGTTTCATTTGTAACAGAATCTATAATACTATAATATGATGATGTCGGTAATCGCTCGCCGGTCAAATAAAATGATGTGGTTGTATATGTACGATCTGGAAACTCCGGACGAACACCAATTCTAAATTTTGCAATTTCTGACGTCCTGTATTCGTCCTTTATATTTTTAATATAAGGTACATATGAATCTACACTAATTTCTGCAGATGCAGTACTTGCAAATGTTGTATCATTCCAAACAACTTCAAGTTTAGGAACAAACATGGTATGCGTTTCACGACTAAAAAACTTTATAGAACCTAACGTTTCAGCCGATTTTTCATCGGTTTCCGGTCGTTTAACAAGGAATCCATAATTGCTAATATTACCTTTAACCCAATTATCTACTATATCTGTAACGTTCATTCGTATATCAGGTATTTCATTTTTAAATGATTGAGAAGCAATCCCGGAATCAGTCCGGAAAGATCCACCGCCTATAGCTGGATATGCAATACCTGGCTGGTCATTAGATGTGTTCCAATAAGTTGCCTGTCTTTTAGAATTTTTATAAAACCATGAAGCACCATCTGTCGTTTCCGGATCATCATTTGTATATCCTTGTCCGTTATTCCAATTTTCAAAAACTGGATATGCCTCCAATGTATATTCTTGAATCAAATCTGTAGCATCGGATGATCGTAATGATAAATATACTGATGCAGACCCTTCTGAATTACCTAATGCAGGAATCTGGCCAGTTGTTACGGCTGTGGATAAAGAGTCAATTTCAGATCCAAAATCTATTAAGATTCTAGAATTAAATGTCAGATTTCGATATTTACCATTCACAATAGAACCAGACTGATTTTTACTAAGTTCTAAAATTTGATCTATACCAACATTACGCTCTTTAAGTCGTTCTAATAATGAAGTATCGCGTTCAGCATAAAATATTCTATACATTTAATTCCTTTAAGGTTTA